GCTGACATTTGTATCTCCGTTGACCGTGACTGTGCCAAGAGTCCCTGTTGCTTCAGGTACTCCTTCGCCATTACCCCACGTTCCTTCACCCCATCCATGAGAGGAAGAATTCCATCCATCAAAGGCAACCTTGACATCAGCCACACGTTATATCCTAAGTAATCCTAGGCAATCCTGATAATAGCGTTACTAGCATCCGCTGCTGGAAACTGAATAGTAAAGTCTCCACTTGTAGAGGTCTTGTCTGCACCAAAATCCAGTATTGCTACTGCCCGGTTAGCGGTCCCGGCTGTAGTTGAGGAATTATAAATCAACGCCCCTCTAGCAGTAATTGAGCTACTAGACCAAGTAGTGTCTGCAAAATCAGTCAACGCAGTTGTGCCTGATGTAGTGGGATCTACATTAGTCAGCGTGTTACCGCCAGCCGTATACCCCGTACCAGATACCTCGTTAGTTGTTGCATAAGCTGTGGTAGAAGCTGACATAGTGGCACTACTTGTAAACAAAGCAATCTTAAACGTATTGCCCGTACCTGTAGTGGTAGTCGTTCCTCCACCAGAACCGTTATGGAAATTATGGATTCCCTGTAAAAGTTCTGATTTAAACGAGGTTGCCATAGCTGTGGTAATAGCCATTATAGTCTCCTTAAAATATCAGCAACATCTGAATGACCCTGCTGAATAAACTCATTAATAAGCGTTGTTCTATCGCTTTTAACCGCTTGTTTAATAATACCTAAAACTACATGATAAATGCGACTTCTAAAAGCTTCTGCCTGTTGCTTAACAATAGGGTCTACAGAGTCTGACACACTTACTATCTGCTCTACCGCTCGTTCAGCCAATTCTTCAGGAGACAACCCTCTTCGTTGTGTTGTTTTCACAACAACATCTCCTATATTTGATTCAACAGCCATTTTAAACATGGTTAAGCCATCCTCGGTACATCGTGTCTATACTCATCTTCAACACCATAACCGTCTCCTAAACGATTTAAATTAACCAAAGCTTCTTTAAATCGTTGCTCATACGCAGCAGATTCTTCTGGTATTTTTAAAAAGTTTGAAGCTTCTACCAAGCTTCCGTACAAAAGCGCATCTGGTGCGTTTGTAGATAGCCAAGTAGTTCCGCTGTCCGCTCCTGCAGTTAACGAAGCAGGACGGTATTTATAATGAAGCTCAAAGGTATAGCCGCTAGCCGGGGTAGGGGCTAACAAAAAAGTAGAATCGTCAAACAAAGCATAATACTTAGGAACGCCGCTTGTTGCAGAAGTAGGGGTGTAAGATCGAATAAAAGAAACATGCTTTAATAAAAGGTATTCGTAACTGCTGCTAGATATGACAGCCAAGCTATAAGGTGCAAGAAAATCACTAGGACTAGAAAGATACGGGCTATCCGTCGTCGCGGTTCCTGTGACATTTTTACGAAATAACGGCATACTGACGTTTTTTAATATCCGTTCTTCTGCCTCCTGTATGAATGTAGTCAGCTGTGTATCAAAAGTGCTTTCTGATGTCTCGCAGTAATCTTTTACAGCTGTTTTTAAAGTTGATAGTGTCCAAGTCATTTTTTATCAAGGAGTGTTAGCTGTCCAACCCATCGCGCTGTGGTTAGTACAATAATAGTATAATGTCGGTGCGCCAGAAGCTACGGTTATTTCTGTGTAAGCCCCCGAGCTACCCGGTGTCCCGTTTGTCAATACCCCCGTTGTGTACTCTGATCCACCGCCATGCGTTCCATTTGCTGTGGTAGAAAAACGTAAGGGATGCCCGCTGTTGCTAGAGTCACTTTGATCAAACCTATATGTGCCCCCCTCAGACAAGCTCAGAGTCACGTCAGTTGTAGCTGTTGATCCGTCTATTGCGAATTTATTTGTTGATCCTACATTGTAGTATGGGTGGTTAGAGGGGTTGCCTCCAACAACAGTAATTGTGTAAGTAGCATCAATTGTGTATGCAGTCCAACCCATACCTGAATGATTGGTGCAATAGTAGTAAAGTGTTGGGGCACCAGAAGCCACCGTGATTTCTGTATAAGCCCCAGAACTACCGGGAGTCCCTACTGTAGTAACCCCAGTAGTATATTCTGAACCTCCAGAATGTGTTCCATTTGCTGTAGTGCTAAAACGTAATGGATGACCACTATTTGAAGAATCGCTTTGATCAAACCTATAAGTCTGACCCTCTGTTAAATAAAGTGTTACGTCCGCGGTAGCTGTTGATCCGTCTATTGCATATTTATTGGAAGATCCAAAGTTATGGTAAGGATGGTTTGATGGATTACCACCTACTACAGTTACTGCGATGGTATTGATCGCTCCAACTGTTACTGTTCCAAGCGAAGCTGTACCTGCTACACCTGTTACTGCCACATCAACATCTGCGTCGGCAGTAACTGAAACACTGCCCAAGCCAGAAGTAGCACTAACGCCGTCTGGTGTAACTGTAACGTCGGTTGGCGGGCTGTCCACTACCGTTACCTCTCCTACTTGACCCACGTTTATTAAAGGAACAAAAGGGTTAATTTCAGGAGTAGGTACCCCAACAGAAACAACCATAGGTTCATTACGGTCTGGTCTAGGGTTTAAAATAGCTTGAGGATCATCCACTTTAGGGTATGGATACAATTGCGGTTGTTTAGGCTCCCACTCGTCCCAACCAACTAAAGCTCCGGTCCATTCTTTTTTCATGCGTTCTCGCTTATAGCGAAAACCAGATCGATCAGAAATTCCGTATGCGTTTTTTGCTGAAGCAAATCTTGCCATCTTTAGACCCTGTAATAATCATAAGTTGGAGAAATTTGAGTAGATGCACGGTCTCGATCTTCTTCAATAGCTCTTTGCATCTCTTCTTCGTATATTGATTTTAAAATTTGAATCATTGCTGGATTACGTTTCATAGCAAGGTAATACGCTAAACCAGCAGTCAAACAAGGATAAAACCTAAAAGGTACTTCCATTGTGTCTGTGTAACCGTCTGCATCATCCATCCGAACCAATCGGTCAAACTTAACTACATCTGAGCTACTATCAGGAACAGGCCACAACTTTAATTCTGGGGTAATTTGACGATCTAAAAAGAATTGATTAGCACGGCTACTTTGCGTTTTATTTGGAATAGCTAAGTAATCACCACGGCTTATTCTAGTAATTTGAAAATCAGTGCCATCTCTTGTAACCACTGCAGACAATATATCAATAGTGGCTTGCACATTGGTAAGGTCTACAGCAGCAGATAAGGTAGTGCTGGCTCCGCTTGTCCCACCAGTAATAGTTTCTCCGTTACTAAACGTGCCCGAAGGCAAAGTAATAGCAAAAGAACTGCTAGAAGGCTTGCTTGTAATACTTGCCGTAGCTCCGCTTGTGCCGCCCGTAATAGTTTCTGCTACCGAAAAACTTCCAGAGGCTCCTACGGACATGGTAAGAGTCCCCCCGGGGTAATTAGCTATGCCATCCGCTAACGTGATAGAGGTCTGCTCTATAGTCCACTGATTAAGACCTCTGTTAGCCCAATCAGCCAAAAGAATGTTTAAAGAACGACGCGCTGTTTTTAAATCATAACCCGTGCGAAGTTCCAAGCCACAACGCTCAAACGCTTCCTCTATGTAGTCAGCAACATCGAGTTCAAAATTTCTGCTTCCGCTTGTAGCCATTACTTTTTCTTCCTGCGACGGCGAGGTTTGCGAACAGGTTTTTCAGGAGAGTAAAGGTTATCAAAAACCTTATTAACGTCCAATGTGTAATCTAATTCACTTTTAGAGTAGTGAATATGTTGTGAAGGCTTAAAGTCCGGGGCACCTTCTCCTGTAGAAAACCACGCAGGATGCGTTACGCGAACTCTATTGTTTGGCAAAGCAACAATATTACCTGTCCATTTACCTGCATCTAACAACTCTAAAACATGAGATTGTTTATGTTGAGCCGGATCATCTGCTATTTCGTTTTCCGCATAGTCCACGGTAAAATAATATTTTGCTGGGTAAAACTCGCCATCTATTTTAGCAAGCCACGGACAAGGAGTTGCTCGATCAATGACATAAACCGAGTGATTGTGAGATGAGCAATCCCAAGGTTGACAGGCCCAAACCGGCATAGGTTCTGGCCAGCCTTCATAATCTGAGTCGGCAATCAAACCAGTAATGGGCATTCTAGCCCACATTGCTCCGCCGTGTACGTTTTCATCGTCTGTGTCAACCTCCGCCCCTGTGAATATAATTTGAAAAGACAAACAACGAGTGGGCATCGTTGTAACGGCTACTGCCATGGCGTGAACAAATTCGCCGTGGTATTTTTCGTGGTTGTGCGTATATTCACGCCGCACCCAACACTTAAAGTACGGAATGTTTGACTGTAAATAAGCCATTTTTCTATGGCGTTGGTTTTTTTACAGCACCGCCCTTATTCATCATGCGCTTTTTCTTTGTGCCGCCTTTATTCATCATCTGGCCTTTTTTAACAGCACCGCCTTTATTCATCATGCGCTTTTTAACTGGACT